TAGCCTCTGTGTGAAGTGGATTAAGGATATTAAACATAGAGTTACCAACGCTGATTAAAACGTGCGTGTCATCGCTAATAGAACTTGCGTCATAGTATAAGTCTAGCTCATACTCGTAGCCGTCTTTTACCTCATACGTTTCATCGTTTTGAGGACGGAACACAATTAAGTCATCTGATTCTAATTTACCGTCAAAGCCTAATTGGATAATACGCCCTGTGTTATCGTTGATAAGATTCAAATACTCACTAGGATCCGGAATACTGTCAGCAATTCTTCTAGCATTGTTGTAACTATTGAGAGCATTTGTTGCATACGTCTTAGCATTCTGTTCACTCTTTGCAGCAGCTGCAGCAGAAGCTGAAGCACCTTTAGCAGCCTCTAATGCTTCTTCAACATCCTTTCTAACAACTACATCATTTGGTCCAGTTCCTGACTTAACATTGATAATACTGTAGCTATTCATGTCAAGATCTGTATCCATGTAATTAGGTTCGTCAGGTTTTCTTGACAATGACTTTGCTAAAGCTTCTTTAATTGTTTTAAAGTTTGAATTGATAGTAGCAGTAGCAGTGGTGTCATTAGCTGTTACACTGTCTAAATTCTTTATTGATACTGTTGTCATTTAATTACTCCTACTGCTTTCAAATCATTTGCAAGCTCTGAAATCTTACTCTGCAGCACTAACAAGCTTGCTGTAATTTCTTCATTAATCTTTTTCTGGTTTGTAAATATTCTATACAGTTCTGCAGCATTCTCGTTAATCTTGTTTGTAACAGCTGCTGGCACTTCTGTGTAATCTTCTACATCTGTCAACGTACCATCAGCAACCTGTGTTAAATCATCACCAACTACTGTTACAGTGTCATCGATGTCCTCTAACTCTGGTGAAGTATAAGAAGGGCGTGTAAAAGATAAATCAGATGGTCCAATCTTACGAAAAGCTCCTGAGCCATTACCGTCTGCAACATAGACAGTACCTTCAGCAGCTGTCGAAGCACCTTTAGGTTCGTGTAATAATTCGTCTGGTAATGCACTATGTTCGATGTCAGCCATTTTAAAATCCTTATAAAGAAAAAGGCAGGGCAGTAGATAGACCACCCCACCTTAACATGTTTGAATTAGATATATTCTACAAGTAACTTAGCAACTAAGCCAGTCTTTGTTCCAGCAGAAGTGAAGTAACGATCTTCAGAAAGTCTTACTCCAATTACATCACCGGAAGCAGCAGCCGACGTATTGTCACCAGCCGGGGTAGTAGCGGCTAACAATTCTTTAGAATCGCTGCCATCTTTCTTAACAAGGCTAACTGTTACATTAGCAGCAGACCCTTTAACTTCTGTCAAAAGAACTGCATTAACTACAACAGCACCTGCCGGAATGTACGCACCATCACGACCAAATTCGTTGCCAACGTTTGCTACAGGTCCATTCTCATCTACGATAACTTCGATGAATTTGTGAACACCACAAGACGGTTTAGCAGATACTTGATACAATTCATCACGGCCTTCACCACGTCCTACAATACGCGTGATACCAAATGTTCCTACATAATCACCCATGATAAATCTCCTTATTCTGCAATAGTTGAATCAGTGTCTTTACATAAAGCAACAACCAAGTTCTCAGCGTCACCAATGTCCAAACCATAACGAGCAACTGTTACATACTCTTCACGTTGTTTAGCCATATTCCACTGACCTTCAAACTTCGGCATCTGTCTCCAAGCCATACGGAACGGTCTACGATCTGTAATGTTTGTGAACAAGATTGCTACACCGCAGTTAGTCAAGGTAGAGAACGAAACTTTACCGTCACGGTCTTTCAAGCTGGTTTCACCAGAAGACTTCGGCAAGAACTCAGAAGTGTAAACATCCCAACCATAAATGTTGAAAGCAAACTTCATACCAGTCATTGCACCATCACGTACGATTCCTTCAAACTTCGGATTGTATTGTAAAGAAGCTTTGATACGTGGGTTAGTAACGATTGCATATTCCTGATAAGACGGGATAATAGCAATACGAGCACCTTGGTAATTAACTTTATTCAAAGCTACGGTAGCGTAAGCAAAGTCTTCAGGAGTCAATACACCCCATCCTTCTTCAGCTGAACCAGCTACAAAGCGGTGTTGCATACCATTCAAGGTGTTAGAGTCATTTACTTTATGACCTTTGTTCTTCATTACCAAGTCAAATACTTTTTGTTCCAAATCAGCAGCAATAGCACGAGCTTCTAATGCAGGTACTTTAGCCATGATCTGAGAAGCCAAGTAAGAGTCTTGAGCAAACTTAGCAGTTACATAGTGACCACTGTTTACATATTCGTTAATTTCAAAAGTACGAGTAGCAAATTCCAGACCTTTGAAGTCAATCTCTTCACCCTCGTGATAATCAGAAACAGTAGCTGCACCCATTTCAACGTCTTCCCACTTGTCACCATCCGGGAAAGAAGAGATAACGTCTACATAGTTCATAGCAATTAATTCAGGCTCTAACTGTTCACGAAGCATTCCGGAATAGATAGTGGCACGAATTACTGCAGTGCTGTTCTGACTGTTGATACCATTTAAATCAGCCATTTTAATTTTCCTTATATTACCATTTTTTAAGATTGTTCAATACTGTCGGATCTTTCATAGCCTTGGTGAAAAACTCTGTCAAAGCTTTAGGGTCTTTCAAGTTAGCTGTGTTAATCGGTTCAGCATTGGTGTTACTAATTTGTCTGGAACTTTGCAAGAAGTTGACAGTTTCAAAAGAAACTTTGTCAGCAATTCCAAACATACTTTTAAAAGCTTTAGGACTAGTCTTTGCAATGCTTTCTAAGTATTCCACAGTGCAACCAAGTTCTGCTGCTTTATTCTTCAATGTAAGTTCTACGTCACCTCCCAAGGCTTCAACAGCTTTCTTGCATGAGCTAAGGTTGTCAGCATCTTGTTTAGCTTTATTAGATTCTTGCATTGCTTTGAGAGCTATCTCTTTAATAGCGTCTTCGGTAACTGAAGGGTTAGTATTCTCCATGTCCATCATATTCGTCTCCCTGATCTGTTTAAGTTCTTCTGCGATTGTAGTATTCTTTTGCAGTTCTTCAATAAGTGCATCTTTCTCTTTAGCTTCTGCCAAGAGTTTGCCAATATATTTATCAGCTTCTGCCTTACCTTTGATAAGATCTTCAACAGATTTATAAGCAGATATCTCTCCAACGTTGATCATTGTGTCAGCGTTATTTGTTTTTTCTTCAGAAGTAGTAGCTTCGTCAGTCATATATAATCTCCGTAAATATATTTATTTTTAATCGTTACCAAGTATACCATACTCGATTAGTCTTGTCAAGCCCTTTTTATAACCTACTTTATAAGCTTGTTTCAGAGCCCAAGAAGGATTATCAAAATCTTCATCATTAATAATGTCAAGATCTTTTATCTCCTCCTCTAACATATCTATAAGTTTTTCTAAGAGTGGTTGAGAATCTTTTATAAGTTTCTTGTAATATTCTTTCTCACTCTTGTCTACTCTACATACCACCTTGTTGAGCATTGATTATTCCTTGTGCTTGTGTTTGATCAAATTGTTGATTAGCGTATTCAGCTGCTGTCTTCATCTCCAGCTCTTCAAATACTCTAGCATTCTGTTTCAGTATCTGATTAAATCTATCCAGACCTGTAGAGTATATTAAAGCTTGTGCCACTATTTTAGGATTGATCCAGTTTGACACCAGTGGATCTTGGTACAGGGCTGTGTTAGATAACTGCATCAATGTCTGTGCAATCTGAGCCTTCTCTGTGTAAGTACTAGATCCAGTTGCCACAAACTTACCTTCACCCTTTAAAGTATCTAAGTCAACATCTTGGAAGAATACTGTACCGTTTTCATCAACTGTTTTAATCTTTACAGTTCTTGCAGGATTGGACAAGTATATTCTCATCATCAATGTAAGCAGTGGTTCTAGAATCTCTAATTCAAACTTGTGAACTTTCTCATTAAAGAGTCTTGATGCAGCTGTGTTAAGCTGAGACACTTCGAATGCAGTCTTTTCACCAGGTGTTCTAAAGCCCATGGCTTCTTTAGGCATACCTGCCATCTCTTCCATTTGGTTCAAGTATCTGTCGATATACATATCAGCTTGCAATGCTGTTGCATCAGGCTTAATGAAAGCTACTTCACCATCTACGTCTACACCAATGTGGCAACCTGGGAACAAGTATTCAGGCATCTCTACATCACCTTTAGACACCATTATAGGATTGCTGATGAAGTTGAATACATCTGCTCTCTTGTTCTCTAAGAAGTCTATCATAAACTGCATACCCTTGATGTTATCAAGTGGTGACATACTCCACAAGTTATCTTTACGATCTCTCCAACCAGCTTTAAAGATATTGCAACCAAAGCCGTAGTCAGTGATGGTGTCATTGAGAAGAACTGTTGATCTATCCATAACAACTATTCTGGAACTCTTGTACAGCTTGTTGTTCTCTACATCATACAGATCACCATAGAATGTTAACAGCTCTACTACATCAGTGTTGTAGTATGTTGACCAACTGTCACAACCTGCAATATGACACATGTCATCAATGATAGCGTCTTTCTTATTTGCTGATATAGCATTGTAGATTGTGTGACGTTTCTTCAAAGCTTTTGCTACAGCTTTCTTGTAGAGGTTGGTGTCGTCTGTAAATGCATCAGCTGATTGCATCAATTCACCAACTGTCATAACTGATCTGATAATCTTTGGTGCATTCTCAAAGCTTGTGGCCAGTGGGTCGAAGAAGATGTCCATAGGATTGATACGAACTGCTTTAGGACCTTCATACACCAGAGAGCCTCTTAAGGTTTTATTATATAGTACAGCTGTTGCAAATGCATTACCAAAGTCTACATAGTCTTCAACAATCTGTCTAATAGTTGGTTTAAAGTCTGAGTCATGCAGCATCTGTTTGGCAATAGACTTCAACGTGTTCTTTACTTCAAAAGATGTAGTAGTGTCATCGTATGATTCCCAGTCTACAAAGTCTGGTAAGTTGAACATAGCATCTAAGTAGTACGTTATCAGCATGTCACGAATCTGTGTCAGCTTTGGAATATGTGTGCTATTGTCCCATGTATGTGACTGATTAGTGATTTCATTTGTTGAAGTTGCATACAGGTTCTGCAGAGTTTCTTGTGCATTGTTGTACCACTTGGCACGAGAGTTTTCCCATGCTGTGAATCTATCTGCAATAGCTGTTGCAAGTCCATCAGGTTCTTGTAAAACTTTTATTTCTAAAGTGTTTGGCATTAAATTCCTCCAAATCTGGATAATGGTTTAGGAGCTGCAACAGACTTCACAAAGCCACTCTTCTTAGGTGCTACAGCTATTGATATAGCATCTGCCAAAGCATTCTTTATGTCATCATGTGCTGGCTTAATTTGTTTCAATTCTTCTTCAAGTATTTCACAGTTACCACCACGGTAGTGAATGATTTTGTGATCCTCATATAAAGGTCTCAAGACAGCCGATACACGCTCTTCCTTTTTTGTTGTAGGCCTGTAGTCCTCTATCACAAGCCTAATAGAGTTCTCTGCCAATTTGTCTTTAAGAGCTGTAACAATTACTTGCTGAGCAACACTAACTTCTGCACGGAGTTTTTTAAGATTATATTTATTATGAAGTCCTATGATGTGAGCGTAGTAATCTTGTATACGGTCTGTCTTGAATCTATCAATATCAATAACATATCTGTTATTATCTGAATCAACCCCTACAACAACTATGGCACTGCTATCAGCTCGTGCATTCATGGCATAAGCAAAGTCAACAGCTGCATAAATGTTCAGTGGTCTATCTTTTAAATAATATACACCAGCCTTTGTGTAAAGGTGGTCACGATTGTAGTAGGTAAACATGTCAGGAGTTATGGGACTGTTACCAGAATCGTTAGGATCATTATAATATTGGGCATAGAACTGTGACTTATCTACATAGCCTGCCTTAATTCGTGACAGTTCTTTAAAGTCAAAGCCATAGTACTTGCCATCTTTTCTTTTAGTTCTGTTCCAAAGGAACTCCCCATTCTCTTCTACAGATTTCTGGAGCACGTCCCATTGAGGTTCTTTACCAATAATATTTCCGTCATCATCATATATCTCTTCCATGGTACCCTGCATGGTGTCATAGATATCTTTAGGGTGGTAACGGGTTCCAACAGCTATTATCATACCACCAGGGTTTAAAATAGACT